AGGTACATCCAAATTATTTGATTACTCCTAGTAAAGAATTTAGTCTTAAATTTAAATTTACTATTAATGAGCCCATTACTGGATAATAATGAGCCCATTACTAAATAAGTTAATTAGGGAGATATCATTGAGTACAGGAATACCAAAAGATGTAGTAAAAATGATAATAGATAGTCAGTTTTTATTTATACGTGAGGTGATGGCATTAGGGGAGAAGAATAATCCAGATACGTTTAAGAGTGTTAATGTGACCCATTTAGGTAAATTTGCCACAAGGGATTATATGTTAAAGAAGTATAAAGAAGCGTATGATAATAGAATTAAAGATACTGAATGATTTAGCAGAAGAAAGAGTAGGTAAAGATGAAGATGGAGAGGAATATACATATACTAAGGTACTTAAAAGGAATATAATAACTAGGAAATTGATAAATACTAATAGTATATCATCTATAGCAGAGACACTTACTAAGAAAGGGGTGCCGTATAAGAGTAGGTGTATAATATATGTTAAAGAAGAAGGATATTCTATGGTCAAACATAGTTATGAAGAGATGAAGAAATTAATAGGACATAGTAAAGTAGGGTATAAAAATACTAATAATTAAATAAATGGAAATATTAAATAAATATACTACTATAGAAGAAATAGTAAACAAAGGATTGGATCAAGAAGATAGAAAAATTACTTTAAGCATTTCAGAAGAAGAAGCGGTTAAGTTTGCTGAAGACCTAGAAGAAGATTCTATTTTTGTACCAGAATATAAAGGTCCGGAATTTAAGTATGATAAATATAATTTAGATTATATAGGTATCCAGGGAATATCTTTATTACTAAAAGTTAATAAGTAGTGATTTAAAAATATAAGATGGATAATAAAGAAGTAAAGATACATGAGAGTGGGACTACTTATTATGAGATAGTACTTAATAGTACAGATGAAGAACAAGAGCCGTTAGTGCTTAGGTTATTTGAGGATATGAGTAATAGAAGATTAGACTTTGAGACTAGGCAGGAGTATTTAATACGTAGACAGTATATGAATGAGTACGATAAGAAAAGGAAGAAAGGATTTATAGCTTGGCCTACAGGGAAGTATGGTACTCTTACTAGAGAGAAAGCATTACAAGTAATGGAAATGATTAATAAACAAAAAGAAGAAAAAAATGGATAAAATAGGATTTACACCGACAGGTGCAGGAGTATTATTAAATTGGCAAGTGGCTGAAAAGGATGAAACTAAAGTGGGAATAATTTTATCTCCTGAGTTACAGGCAGAAATTGATGCAAAGAAGAATGCATTAGAGAATGGAATCACTTCAGTGGTATCAGTAGGACCTGATTGTAAACAAGTAAAAGTGGGGGATTGGGTATTACTCAATTCAGCAGGAAAACTTATTAATGTAGATGGGACACAATATGGGTTTGTTAAAGAACATCAGATTGACGGGATATATAGTAAGGAACCAAGTACTAAACGTATAGATGAGATTAGAGCTCAACCAGGAACTCTTAAGACTGAGAAGACTGAAAAGAAAGCTCTTGATTTTAAAGATAAATATAAAATGTAATGAAGATACTTAAAATTAAAAAAGTAGATAATATAGATGATATTATAAAAAAATCTATTGATCATATTATTAAATCTAATAATACTGTAAGGATTAGTGTGTCTTCTTCTGATTTTAAGGAAATTCATAAAGAGTACTTACATAATACAGATATTGAATTAAAAGTAGGGAAACCTTATCCAATAGGTCCCGTAAATATTGTCTTTAGTAAGAGGAGAGAATAATGGATTTATTTCAGATAAAAGATGATGCAGTAACATTTAGCCCGCAAGCTTTAATGATAGCACCATTTAGAGCTTTGTGGGATAGGGATAAAAAAAAGAAAAAGACAGTGGCTACTGCTGAACTAGCTGCTGTCTATTTTTATGCAGATTTTAAAAGTGATTTTAGTGAGATCCTAGATGCTAAAGAACAAATGGATACTATTAAGTCTGCAGTTATAGGTATGCCAGATAAATGGGAACCTGATAAAGTTTTTATGGAAGCAGTAAAGTTTTATAAAAAAAGACAGGAGACTATTAGCACTGTACTGTTGTCTGATAGTAAAGCCGCTATATCTAAAATATCTGAATTCTTAAGAGATGTAAATCTTACAGAGGTAGACGATAATGGTAAATTTATACATGATATAAAAAAGATTAATGATGTAATAGGTGCTTTGCCAAAGACTATAGAAACTATGGGTAAAATGGAAGCTATGGTTAAGAAAGAATTACAGTCAGCAGATGCTATGAGAGGTGGGCATACTAAAGCAACATTTGAAGACGGGATTTGATATTACTAAATAAGATACAAACAAAGTATACTGATAAGGAGTGGAAAGAACTTGGTAAAGGAGTAACTTCAGAAATTTCTGATGTTATAGAGTCTATAGAATTTATACGTAACCTAATAGATCCCAATAGAGAATATGCAAAAGACAGAGAAAAAGACGAGAATGGTAAAATATCCGTTAATATTACTAAACCCCACATACTGGAGGACATGGATTACTTTAGGCAACCGGCCATTCACTTTCAAGAGCACGGTTCCTACACCAAATTATACCCTAACAGACACCCACAGTCTGAATACTATAAGTTTTGGGTAGAAGAAACAAGAAGATGTAGAGAAGGTTACATAAGAGAAAGTGATGGTGAATGGATACCTGGGGACTTTTATTTTTATTTAAATTACTCTCCTATATATCTTACCAAATTTGTTGAAGGTAAGAAAAGAGGGGATAGAGTATTTGACTTTCCTAGATTATATGACGGTGATTATTTATATTATCATTATGTAGAACAAGCTAAGGAAGGTGGGGAACATGGAGTAGTACTTAAAAGTAGGGGTAAAGGATTTTCTTTTAAAGGAGGATCTGGATTAGGAAAACATTTTGTAGTAGGAGCAAGTACAGAAGCTACCAAAGGTGTTAAAGCTTTTGCTATAGCAGATGAAAGAGAGTACCTTACTAAAGATGGGGTGTTAAATAAATATATTGATATTGTAGACCACTGTTCTACACATACTCCTTGGCCAAGAGTACGTAAACTAAAAGACAGTTGGAATGAAATGCATTGGAAGATGGGCTACAAGGATGCGGAGAGTGAGAAAGAGATGGGGACCAAGAATGAGGTTATGGGAGTAACCCTCAAGAATGATCCTCAGAAGGCAAGGGGGAAAAGGGGAGCTTATCTTATTTGGGAAGAGATGGGTAAGTTCCCTAACATCCTTACAGCTTGGCAGATTGCTAGACCATCAGTGGAAGATGGTAACTTTGCTTTTGGAACTATGGTTGCTTATGGTACCGGTGGTACAGACGGAGCAGACTTTAGGGGAGCAGAAGAAATGTTCTATTCTCCTAATGGATATAACATTAAGCATCTTATTAACGTATTTGATAAGAATACTAATGGAAAATCAATCTGCGCATTCTTCTTCCCAGAGTACCTTAACAGAACAGGGTGTTATGACAGTAACGGAAACTCTGATATTATTAAGGCACTGGCAGAAATCCTCATTAATAGAGATAAAATTAAGAAGGGAGCTTCAGACCCAAATGCCATTGTACAAGAAAAAGCTGAAAGACCAATTACCCCCCAAGAAGCTATCATGCGGAAAGAGGGTTCTATCTTCCCTGTTGGGGACCTTAAAGATTATTTGGCAGAGATTATGCCGCATAAAGAAAAGTTTGTAAGTGGACATTGGGTAGGAAGACTAGGTCTCACTGGAGATGGAGGAGTTAGTTGGAAGATTGAGAGTGGCTTATTTCCACAAAGAGATTACCCATTAAAAGATAATAAGAATAAAGAGGGAGCACTTGAGATATTTGAAATGCCATATAAAGATAACTCTGGGAAAGTACCCCATGGATTATATATTGCAGGTATTGACCCTATAGACGATGATGAAAGTTCTACTAATTCTCTATACTCAATCTTTGTAATGAATTTACTTACTGATAGAATAGTGGCTGAATATACTGGAAGAACTTTTGATGCCACTGATTGTTATGAACTCACACGTAGAGTATTGTTATTTTATAATGCACAGGCACTATATGAGAATGATAAGAAAGGATTATATGCTTACTTTAAAAATAAAAACTGTCTACATCTCTTAGCGGATACCCCTGAAATTCTCAGAGACATGGACATTGGAACTATAAGTAAAATAGGTAATAAAAGTAAGGGAGTCAACTCTAGTACCAAAGTAAATGCTTGGGGGAGAAGACTACAGGCACAATGGATGCTTAAAGAAGCTTATGCACAAACAGAAGAGGAAGAAGAAAATCCTGTTCTTAATATGCATAAGATAAGAAGCATAGGATATATTAAAGAGGCAATAGCCTGGAATCCAGATATAAATGCTGATAGGGTATCTGCAATGGGAGTGTTAATGATACTTCACGCAGACCGTGAAAAGCAGGACTTAAATATGATAGATGTTGAAGAAAAAAGTTTGGCTACTGATCCTTTTTGGGACAGAGCCTTTAATAAAAATAGCTATACAATAGAAAAAAATGGGCAGATCTTTGGAGCAAAACAGTTGCCAAAATGGTGATGGAATGCTATAATTGTAATTGCCCTTAAAAGAATTAATACATGTCATCAAGTACTAGAACACTACATTTTCCTTCTCAGAAATTATCAAGAGCTAAGAAAACTGAGAAATGGGCCATAGAATGTATAGAAGCTGGAGAAGATCTAGCCATCTTTCGTAATACAGGAATTAGAGAAAGTTACCGCAATAAACTTATTAATTATAATCTTGCTAACGATGTCTTAGATACTACAGATATTGAGCAAATATGTAATCCATTAGGACTTAAGGATGCAAACTTTCCTGCAACAATGCAGAACTATCCTATTGCTAATCCTAAGATTGACCTATTAATTGGAGAAGAGCGTAAAAGAAAATTTGATTGGCATGTAAGAGTAGTAAACGATGATGCTATCAGTGATAAAGAAAATGAGAAGAAGTCTCAGATTTTTCAATTTATACAACAAAAAGTAGCTGCAAAAGAATTAGACGAGGAGCAAACTAAACAAGAATTAGGTAAACTAAATAAGTATCTTAATTACGAGTGGCAGGACATGCATGAAAGAACTGCGTCTATGATACTTACTTATATGTATAAAACACTTGATCTTAAAGATGCTTTTTCTAGAGGGTTTGAAGATGCGCTTATATCAGGAGAAGAAATATATTGTTCAGAAATAATAGGAGGAGAGCCTATTTTACGAAAAGTTAACCCATTAAATCTACACACTGTTAGAAGTGGAGAAAGTCCTTGGGTACAAGACTCAGATATAATTGTAGAAGATGGATATTATGCTCCTGGGCAGATAAAAGATATGTTCTATGATTGGCTAACTGATCGTCAAATGAAATTAATAGATGAAGGAGCAGCTTCTAATGATAGCGATGACTTTATTACTATTGGAGAAAGAGAACAATCTATTCTTATAGATGGTATAGTAGATGATGTAGATAGTACTACTAAACCATATGGAGAATATTATGATATTGAAGGTAACATCCGAGTAACAAGAGTACTCTGGAGATCAATGAAAAAAGTAGGAAAATTAACCTACTATGATGAACAAGGTCAAGAGCAAGAAGTTGTAGTTAGTGAAGAATATAAAATTAATAAGGACTTAGGAGAAAGTATTAAATGGCTATGGGTTGGAGAATGGTGGGAAGGCACTAGACTAGGTAAAGATATTTATACTAAAATTCAAGCAAGGCCAGTACAGTTTAGGTCTATGACTAATCTATCCAAATGTGGTAGTGGTTATGTAGGACTAGCGTACAATATTAATTCATCTAAGGCAAAATCGTTGATGGATAGAATGAAACCCTATCAATATCTATACAACATATTTATGTACAGAACTGAGCTGGCCTTTGCTAAAGCTAAAGGTAGAATAGCCACTCTTGATTTAGCACAAGTACCTGATGGTTGGGAACTTGATAAATGGATGTACTATGCTGAGGTTAATGGTTGGGCAGTAAAAGATTCTTTTAAAGAAGTACGTAAAGGTGCTGCACAAGGAAAACTAGCTGGACAAATGGCTACTTCTGCAGATACTATTAATCTTGAACTAGGTAACTATATACAGCAGCATATTATGATGCTGCAGTTTATAGAAGGACAGTTGGGAAAAATATCTGGAGTATCTGATCAACGTCAAGGACAAATAGAGAATAGAGAACTAGTAGGTAATGTAGAAAGGTCAGTTACACAAAGTTCACATATTACAGAGAAATGGTTTAGCTTACATTCTAATGTAAAAGTTAAAGCTCTAGAAGTATTATTAGAAACTGCTAAGCATGCATGGAAAGGTGAGAAAGATAAGAGAGTACAATATGTACTTGATGATATGTCTACTTCTATGCTTAAGCTCCAGGGAGAAGAATTTAATAGTTGTGATTATGGTATAGTTGTTACTGATGGTAGTGCAGATGCTGAGTTGCTTAATTCTATGAAACAACTTGCACATGCAGGTATACAGAATGATAAACTTAATTTCTCTCAACTAATGGATATATATCTTACTCCATCTATGTCTAGTATGCGTAGAAAACTTGAGAATGCAGAACAAGAGAAAGAAAAGCAAATGCAAGAGCAACAAGCTCAGCAACAGAAAATGCAACAAGAGCAACTACAGGCTCAGTCACAAGAAAACCAAGCTGCAAGAGAATTTGAGATAAATAAAATTAATCTTGAGTATGAGCATAAGAAAGAAATAGAGTTACTTAAGATACAAGGTAAAGAAGGGGAAAAATCTGTAGATCTAGATAGAGATGGAATTCCTGACCAAATAGAAGTAGCTAGATTACAAGCAGAAGATAGTATTAAAAGAGAAGAAATAGCATCTAAAGAAAGATTGGAACAAGAAAAACTAGAACATGATTCTAAAGAGGCAGAAAAAGATAGACAAAATAAACTAGAGGTGGAAAGAATAAAAATAAGAAATAGACCAAAAGCTGTAGTAAAATAAAAAAGCTATAAGAATCTAATATTTTTTGTTAGATTTAAAAACAATATTTTGGGAATATAAGTATAAATTAAGATAATTGTAAATTAAATAATAAATATAAAATGGGAGAAGAAGAATTATTTGAAGTAAACCTAAATTCACTTGATATGCAGGAAGAGGCTATTGATGTGGCAGAGTTTACACAACCCGCTGTGGAGGACACTCCTGCAGAGGATAAAGTAGAACTGGAAGATTCTACTGAAGAAACAGCAACTGAAGAAGTTGTTAATAAAGAAACTAAAGAGATTAAAGAGGAAAAGAAGGAAGATCTTATAGATATTCCTGAAGGAGAAACTAACGATACTACAGATTCAGAGGATAAAATAGAAACCCCGAATAATGAAGCAGACTCTTCTCCTATTCTTCCATTTGCCTCTCTTCTTCAAGAAAAGGGGTTTCTACCTCATCTGGATATGGATGAGTTCTCTAATGAAGAAGACCAGATTGATGCATTAACTAGTGCTATAAGAAATGAAATTTCTATTGCAAATGAAGGCTTTATTAATTCTTTTCCTAAAGAATTACTTGATATGGCCAGAGCAGTAGCTAATGGAGTTCCTATGTCACAGCTTAGAGATAATAAACTTCAAGAACTTGAGTATACTACTATTAATGAAAATAAACTAGCAGAAGATACTAATCTTCAGAAAAGGCTTATAGTAGATTTTCTAAAAGAAAAAGGATTTAAAAATGCTAAAATTAAAAGAGAGCTTATTAGATATGAAGATGCTGAAGAACTTGAAACTGAAGCTAGAGATGCTTTGGAAGAACTTAAAAACATTTCTAGAGAAAAGCAAGAATATGCTAAGTACCAGTATGCAGAACGTCAAAAGCAACTGGAAACTCAAAATAAACAACTTCTTGGGAACATACAAAACAGTATTGAAACTACTGAAGAGATTATTCCTGGATTAAAAATGAATAAAACTGTAAAAGATAATATCTACGCTACAATGACACAGATTGTTGATCAAGATTCTAATGGCACTCCTATGAATGGGATTATGGCTGCTAGGGCTCAGGATCCAGTTGCCTTTGATACCGTAGTATCTTATCTTATAAATATCACAAGCAAGAATGGTAAGCCATTTACTGATTGGGGTAAGTTAGGAAAAGTAGCAAAAACTAACGCAGCTAAAGACTTAGAGAGGGCTCTCCAGAAAGGGACCCCTATTATAGGGAAACCCAAATCTATGCACAAGGATTCTGATGGAATTGATCCATTAGAGGGCCTTAAATATATTTAAACTTATTAAAAATAAATCTTATAAATTAAATTAAAATGCCAAAAATTTCACCATTTCAAATGACAGAAGCCCAAGCGTGGACTGGTCTTACGACTAAAAACCACTTAGGCGCTATCTATCAAGCAAAACCACAAATGGCATCTAAGTTAATGACAAGAATTCACCAGACTAATTTTGGTCTAGATTTGGACACATATCTAGAGCAGTTTAGCCCGGTATATCTTGAAACTGACGATGACTTTGAGTGGGACTTAATAGGAACAGCTAAAAAGAATGTTCCTTTAGTAGAAGCTCGTGTTGCAGGAACAGTAATTAATGCTGCTGACGAGTGCGGTAAAAACTTTACAGAGTTTGAACTAGTATTTCCAGAACAATGGTTCTCAGATGAGAATGTAATTGTTGGGGAAAAGAACGAAGTTTATCCTATGCAAATTATTGCTGATCCTACACCAGAAGGAACTAACTGGGTATATAGAGTAAACCTTATTACAGGAGACTCTGACTTATTTGTACCTTTTGAAGAATTATCAGCAGGAAAACGATTCTCTAAAGATTGGTCTTTAGTAGAGCAAACACTATCTAAAAAAGGTGGTCTTGTTAACTTTACTTCTCCATTCAAAATGAGAAATGCTTTCTCAATGATCAGAATGCAACATACAGTGCCAGGTAACATGATTGACAGACCAATGGCTACTGCTTGGAAAGGAGAGGACGGTAAAACGTATTCTACTTGGACTCAGTATGAAGATTACCAATTTGACATGCAATTCCGTTATGAGAAAAACAGAATGTTAATGTATGCTAGAGCTAATAAAGATGCTAGCGGTAATTATCATAACTTTGGAAAATCAGGTTTCATTAAGAAACAAGGT